GCATATAAGAAGAAACCACTGTAATTATTTACTTCACCTGTTTCTTCATCTACATCTAGATCCACTTGTAAACCCATTTGCATAGCGTGTTCCCAATTCCATTTCATTTCAGTAACAATAAATACAGGTAATACACCCATTTTTTGGGCATTAACTGCTGCCTCAATTAAAGCAGTAGTTTTACCTGTATCACTATGTCCACGAAGAAGAACAATATGCCCGGTTGGAATACCGGGCACACTTGTTACATCTTGAAATGCCTTGGAAAGTGGAATCCACTGTTGTTCTTTAAACTTAACATTACCGTTAAGCATCTTTTTTTCCTTAAATTTACTAAGGTCAAAATTAGCTTTAATCTCTGCTGAGACTGCCGCCGTCAGTGATTCATTTTTCTTTTTTCTTGGCATATAATTTTTTTAATTAAAATGGCAAATCATCATCACTTTCATCATCAAATAATGAATCAAATTGATCTGCTTTAGATGTTTTAGAAGGAGCTGGAGTATTCATAGTGTATACTTTCTCATTCTTAGGAGTTGAAATTGGTTCTGGATCTTTTTCATCATCAATTATATCTCCTTCTTCAGGCTCATCTGGTGATAACCAACTTTGTAAAGCCTCTTTCATGTCATCATAAGTTCTTTTACGTTGAACTTCTAGAATGTCTGGTTGTTCTGTTAAGAACAATTCAACTTGTTTAGCATCTGTACTCAAAGGAGTAGTTTTAGGTTTAACACGAATTGATGTTTTTAGACCTTGACGTCCAGCGATTTCACCTCTAACGGCCTCAACTGTAAAATCACGTCCTTCATTGATGTCTGTAAAATCACCATAATCCTCATCATCAGCAATACCTAACAATTGCATATAAATTTCCTTACCAAATTCCCATAAACGGGTACCTTTTTCTTCCTCACCTCTAACTACTACAGGTGCGAAAATCCTCATTTTAGGATCTAATTTTTTAGCTAGAACCCAATTTTCTTTGTCATTTGTTTTCCTTAATTGAGAACAAAATTCAACAATAGGATCTTTTTCACCCCAATTAGTTAAAGCATACATAGGGTATTTACTAATACCATAATGTACAAATACTTCTTTAAAAGGGTTAGAAGAATCAAATTTTGAAGGTACAATACGAATTTGGAATTTACCTTCTTCTCTTGGTTTCCAATAAATTTTGGAATAGTCAATTTTTTCTTTCTTGCTAGAATTGTTTGATGACTGTAAACTGTTTAGTCGTTGTTTAATAGCATTAATATCCATAACTGTAATTTAATAAAACTAATTTTAATGGCCAAGTTAAAGCTCAATGATCTTATAGATCTTTGTATTAAGTTGCTTTAACTCATTATGGTTGGTTAACAAAATACAATTTCTATAATGTTGCCATTCTACTCTATACTTAGGATCAACCACACCACCATTTAACTTTTTAATCAACTCATTTAAAGCATTAATTGTATATAGTGTATTGGTATCTTTTTTTCTATGTACTAAGATTGTATTGTCAGGTATTGAATTAACATTACCTTGCTCTACATTATAAGTAACTACATATTCGTCTGTACTTTTAACATACAAAACAAACATTTTATTATACATTATAGAATAAGAGCTTGTAATCCCGCTTATGAGTGTCTCTAAGTCTTCTAAGCTGGTAAAGGTACAAAATAACTTATTATTCACGTCCGTCAATCGTATTGGTTCAAAATCGTATCCCCAATACATATGGTCATTTTCCTGTAAAATCGTATGTGTCTCCATAACTTGTTTTTGTTTGTAATTTATATTTTTTAAAAATTTTATTTATCTCAATCTCAATATCATTTTCCCCTTCTCCAACCTCAAATAAAAAACTGTCATAAGTATATAAAACTATCTTAGTTTTACGCCCTCTTAACAATTTATGTATATCCATCAATATATACGTGTTTACAGCACTTTCCACATTCTGTAACATGTAGTTAAACAGCTTTTGTGGATTCATATTTTCCAATTTGTCTTTATAAAAAAAGTATCCAGATATGGGAACTTCTACTTTTCCTTGCTCTTGAAACTCTCTCCACTTTTCCTCAATAAACTTGCTAACTTTTTGAAAAAATTCCAAATGCGCATATTCTTTAAATACACCACCATAGAGTTGTTTGAATGTAAGCTCTTTTGCCTCTTTATATGAGACCCCATAGAGGTCGGCAAACGTTTGGTGAACATCCTGTCCATCAAAATCCATGGCAACCAAACGAGCAGCAAGATTGGGATGGTATGCACTAATATCAAGTTCCACAAACCCATGACTCGATATGAAGCTCCTCCTTGCGCCATTTTCTTTATTTAAAGCGGCAAAGTTAATGCCGTTAAAAGAGTTACTTGGTCTACGAGTTGTTGTAGCCAAATTGTAACTGGTGTAAATTCTACTGTCTTGTATTGAATAGTATTCTTCATTAGGTTCATAATGTTTATAAAATTTATCTTTATCTATTTGTAGTCCATTCTTTTCTATTCCAAAAAATGCTAAAACTACCTTGTTGTTGTAAAAATCAAAGTATGAAGGTAACTCTTTAGGTATAACACTATGAACTTGATTATAAATATTCTCACATTCCTCATAATGTTTACTTACTGGAATTAGTCTATTAGGTTTATTGTATTTTTTAGAGTAAATAAAGTTATTGATTGGTGTTTCTTTTTGTATATACGTAGGGTTAAGTGGTGTTAGGTCGAACAGGCTTTTAATTGGAAAATAATATAATGCTGTCTTTTTATCCCGTACCCATACTCGCTTTATATTTTGTAGTATACCACTTATTAACGTTTTATTTAATGAGGAAGTCTCACTATGGTCAACACATAACATATACCCTTTAGTGTCATTAAACGGTCTAATATAAACTAATGAAATGTCGTTTAAAGCAGGATGAACATTATTATGATATGGAATTATCTCAACAAACGCCTCATGAATGGGTTTTTCTTTAAGATAATCTAAATGTTCTTCTTTCTCTATTAACCAAAACATAACCTTGATTTGTCGTTAATATACTATCAAGGTTTTGTATTACCAAGTTACTTATAGAATTTTAAATAACCTCCTATATTTTCTACAAATTTACCTAAACTAGGTAATTGTAATAGGTTTTGTGCTTGTAAGGTTACTCGTTTATTGATTGTTGCTACTTGGTCTTTATCACCTGTTAAGTACCAATATAAGTAAAGAGGTGTATATAATGAAAAAACATAATTAGGATCTTTATTAAATAAAGCATTGTAATCTGTTTTATTAATTTCTAAAAATATGTTTTCATTTACTTTTTTACAAAAATATCTTCTAAATTGGCCTGTTGTATAATCTTTTTCTGTTGGTTGGGGGTAATAAAAAGAAGGTAATTTTCTTACTTGAGAATTAGTTATAATTAAGGATGTTTTATCATTTGAATATCCTGGAGGGTTTTCTAGGGTGCCAAGGGTTGATATTTGAGTTTCAGTTTCAGTTAATGATGCAGGGACTATTTCTCTATTTCCTTTTATTGGGGATTTACCTTCAAAATATTTTCCATTGTATAGAGAGTAGTAATATCCTGTAAATGGAGATAAATTATCAGCATAATAAAATTCTCCTTTACCAGCATATAAATTAGTTTTTATTTTATTTTTTGGAAAATACATTATGTTATATAATTTGTCATTGGTTCATCAATTGAACTTATATTTAACCCATACTCTTTTAAACTTTTAGCAACATTAGAAATATACCCTACTGTTGAATCTGTTCCTGCTGATGATGGAGGGCAGAACTGGTATAAATATTGTCTTAATGTAGGGGTTTCTTTTGCTTTATAGTTATATGATATATTTTCTTGAATTGGAGTTTTTAATTGTTTAAATCTAGTATTATCAGCAGTAGCAAAACAATCAGGGTATAGAGTACTTCCATCATATGGGAGTAATTTTCCTTCTTTAACCCAACCTGTTACAAATTTATTTATTAAAGCATCCCATCCATCTTTTTTAGTAGTGTATTTAGCATAGGTGTAAGTTTCAGGTTTATTTCCTCTAGTTACTGTTTTAGTTACTGATCCTGCTGTACCTTTACATATTATATTTCCTGTTTTGTT